ACAACCCTTCTTTGGAAGCCACTACACCACCACAGTCTGGTAGTACCCATGCCTCTACGGTGAAACCGCTCAGAGACCCCACTGCTGCCTGCCTTCTGGATTCGTTGTCAGGGCCTACTAGGTTGCCAGATGAGCGTGAGTCAGATGAGACTTTGACACTGGAGGAGGACTCTCTCGATGTGGGGCATACGATGGAATCACTGACTCCGTTGAAGAAAAGCCCATGGCTATTCTTGGCCATTACAGTCATGGTTATATCCCCATTATCATGTCTATTGGCTGGAATGTGATATCAGCGGAGTACGTGGTGTCTCCTGCAATGTATGAGATGTTGCACTCAGTGATGCATCCATGTATGCCCGTGTACTTGTTAGTGGGGTCAAAGACAGTGCTTGCTGGCTCATCATTCGCAGAAGAACCTTGCTGCTCGGTCTTAGCATGTCCTGTGACGAATAGGAAATTGCGCGGCTCGTACCCTTGTATGGGGTCTCCGACTGTGCCTAAGTTCGCTTGTGTGAGAGACTGGTATGGCATCTGCAAACCCAGAACGTAGTCCTTGTGAGACAACCCTTCGACGAAGTCTATTCGGTCTACCAAGGACTTCTCATCACCCAAATCTACACCGAGCAGACTACCACCCAGTACATTCCCAGAGAGCCCTGTGAAATTGCTATTCACAACATTGGCTAGGAGGTCCTGAGCCTTGTCTCCTGCTGAGCGACAGGTGTTCTCGCTACCGCCTGTAAAGATTTGCAGTAGGGGTGCCTCTAGTGTCGTGTCACCGAGCGCATTGGAACCTGCTAGGTTCTCTTGGGTGGGGGCTATGAACACGGGAGTGCTAGTGTTGCCAGACAGGCCTGCAGTCAGTTGTGTGAAATTCAGTCTGGTCTGCTTCTCATTGGTGAGTGAGATGACAGGGCCCTTGAGGCCATCGACTGCTGTCACGGAGAACCTAGTGACAAAGCGATTGGCATTGCCTGTGTTGTGCTCCAGAGCCCCTTTCAAACGGCTGGCAATCTCAGACCCTTTCGGCCCTGCTCCTGCATCTGCTAGTGCTTTGCAACCTACTATGAGATTCAAGGGGTCATTGGAATTGTGATTCGTCGCACTGGTATCGAAGGTAGCAGTGTAATTCGTCCCGTCTGAGGCTCTGAACTCAAACCGAGCACCGTTCAAATCTGCCCAACTCGAGAGCAATTGATTGGAACCTGTGCCAGCATATAGGTTGGCCCCGCTGGAAGTGCTACTGAAGTCGATGAACGCCGTGGCTTTCTGGGCAATCAAATCAGCCGCGCTGCAATCATCATCTCGTAAGAGGCAGACCATCTTGATGGAAGCCGCTACTAGGTTAGCGTCTGCACCTATTCTCTGACCCGTTATTGGAACTGATTTAGTGAACACGTTGCGCCTGACTGTGATGTGATGCTCAACGCAATCGAGAGAGATTACCCTCCCCTCTCCTCGCTCCACCAACCTCACAGGAACGCCGCTCATGGTAGCGCCCCTTGTGTCAGGCCGCCACCCCTTCTCCTCTTGCTGCTAGTCAGTTCCCTGCTTATCGCTGTAGCGAGTTGCTCGTCAGAGCCTCTTGAGTTTGACCCTGTGATGTAGATATTAGTCGTGGAGTTATCCTGCGAGGATATCTGACTGGCTGCGTTCTTTGCTAGGCCAACACCCGTTCTAGCCATGCTTCTAAGAGAGCCCATGGGGTTCGCCTTGAATGTTCTCACCATCTCAGCCAACCGCTTCAAGCCCCTTATGATGGGACCGAAAGTCATGTTCCATATAGCCTCACCAAGACCATCGAAGAAGTCGTAAATTTCCTTGCGGAACCTATAGATTAGAGTCAATATAGTCACGATTGCTATACCGATGAGAACGGGAGCACTGGCTATGCCAGCAATCATTGCAGCAATGGCAAGGAGAATGCCGGACACCAAAGCAGTAACAACAGACAAAGCAGGGCTCAACGTACCGCTCAAGACAGCAGCAAAGCCCGCTACTGCAGCCGCGACCAGACCTAAAGTGCCACCGAAAGCATATATGATGACACCCATCCCAGACAAGATGGCCAGCATCTGGTTCATGGGGTCCAGACTCTCGTAGAATTGGAACAGAGCACTGTCAGTGCCTTGCAGGGCAAGGGAGAGGACACCGAAGATGACGGCTGCTGCTGCGAAGGCCATAGTCATTGAGTACGCTGCACTGCCGATTTTGAGCACGGACAGCCTGAGCCCTTGATAGGCACGCATGAGAGGACTGAAACTCTCCTTGTGCAGATTGTACATTACCTGCTCGTCTTTCATATACTGCATGTGCTTCTTCTTCCATATCAGGAGTTTTGCGATTTGTATTCCGTATCGTGGGAGCATGCGTGTGTTTTCGTCAGTGGCTTCTCGAGTGCCTGCCAGCCCCAGCACAACCGCTTTGGTAGAGTCCATCCAATTCGCCATTGGCTGAGCGATTGACTTTATCTGCAGTTCATACTTGGCTAGTTGCCTTTCAGCGAGACCCATGTTTCTCTGAGTGCGCAGTAATGCATCATCAGTCGCTTGGTAATATCTATCCTGCTTCTCTCTAGCCGCAAGCGCGTCATCTATCAGTTTTTGAACTTCACTTGAATCGATTATTTGCGCCATGGCTACCACCCCTCACTGAACGGCATAGGGCGATTCATACTTGTACTTTCCACTTTCATTGAATCAGGATTGCTCCGCTCAGCCTCCTCTGCCTCCATCTTCTTTTGAGCCAATGCCCATTTGAACATCATGGAGAATCCGTACGGCGTTACACCGTCCAAGTCCCTAGGGCCCAAGTGATAGTGAGACATGACTACGTATATGGGAAACTCAAGAGCCAGCCCCACATCCTCCTTCTTGCCTCCTAGAAAATCTATAATGTCATTTACATCTCGCTCTGCGTCTGTCAGACTAAAGGGTCACCCATCAACTCCGCTGGTTGAGGTAATATCTTAGTGATTCGAGATGCTATTTCTGGCTTCAATGCCAACAATTGAGTCTTCGATAACTCAGGTTCAGTGCGGTCGATGCAATTCATCATCACGAAGCGCCAGTAACCACCAAGGTCGACCTCGATGTTCCCGGTCCCATCTACATTCATGAGGTCTTTGACTGCACTTTGCATTTCAATGAAGGACAGTTCCTTCACCCAAACTCGCAGAACACGCTCTTCGTCGCCTAAGGGGACGAGAACATCGTGTGGAGTTGAACCCTGCTCCACTAACAGACCGTTTATGCTTTCCAATTTATTCTTCTTCTGTTCCTCCATACTTACTCACTTCCTCTTCGCTGGAGGCTGCCTCTTCCGAGGGGGCCTCTTCCGGTTCTGCTAGAGTCTCTGATTCCTCAGAGAGGCCAGCATCATCCTCTTCTAGACGGGCGATGAGTTCCGCCTTTAATCCGTTGGTCGCTAGTCCTCGCTCTTCGAGCAAGTCACGCAACACTGCTACGGTCATCGAATTGTAATCTACAGTCTCCTCTTCCTCAGGGAATGGGTTCCCATCAGTGGCTGCTTCTTCTGGATTGAACACAGTCACCTCTTCCTCCACTACAGGCTCCTCCACTACAGGCTCCTCCACTACAGGCTCCTCCTCTATGACAGGAGAGTCATAGGCGATTTGGTTTGGTCTTCTGAAGCCACCGGGATGTAGGTTCTTTTCCATGTCATTACCTCAGGAGTGGAATAGTGTGTCATAGCCTACGACCTTGACGTGCTTGGGGAGAATCTTCAGAGGCATCTTGATTTGCTTGAAATCTTCTGGTATTTGGAGAGGTGCTTCCTCTATGATGTAATCGTCTATGATGATGAATATCTCCTCTCTCTCTGAACCTGCTCCGTTCTTCTGCAAGTGCAGAGTGATGGGCTCATCGTACTCGTGCGTGCGGTTGGTTCTGAATTCGTGCCACAGCAAGGGGTCTGATGGGATTATCTCCATGTCCAATTTGTACTCTACTTTACCCTCTATATTGAGGGAGGGGTTCCTGCTACCTGCATATGGTATCTGCTCCAGAGACTGCCCAGCAGCGTTGCGTGACTCAGCAAGAGGGTTGGCTCCGACCGTGAGTATGGGAGTGGTGTTAGTCTCAGCAGATAGTGTGAATGCAGTCACCTGCGCTATGTTCGTGCCAAAGCCAGTGATGGTTCCGTTGTAGTAGAAGTAAGGCTTCTCAGTGTTTGGGGCAATACCTGCCGCCTTACGAGCAGTAGGTGTATTAGCGACATTCTCGAACATCCTGTGTGCGGTGAACCTGTCTCCTTTGACATCAGTGCCGCTGGTGAAATTGTTAACGGTGACTCCCTCTATAGCATCTGCACTGGTAGTGTTCCCACTGACACCACCAGAGCCTTGAGTGACTGTGACAGTGTCTACACCATCACTGACTGCTGTGTAATTAGCGTCAGTAGTACCATTGATGGCAGCCGCTATGGCTGCTGCAGCAGCGACTTTACCAGCAGAGCCGCCTCCAACCCCAGAGAGTCCAACATTCGCACTACCACCACTACCTCCACCTGAGCCACTAGCGATGGCAAAATTGGCGGTGTAGACAGTGCTTAAACCGAAACTATCTGTTAGGGTGAAAGTATGGCCGTTCAGAATTCCGCCAGAATCAGTGACTACGATAGTAGTGGTAGCAGCAACCCCTGCACCATCCTCCAATCTCCCCGTGTCTGTGTAGCACATCATAGCATCGAAATTGACTTTCATCTTTACTTGGGCGTCGACATCAGCAGTAAGTTCCCACGCTCTGACTTTGCAACCCTTGTACACGCGAGTCAATTGCTTGGAATCCGAAGCACCACCGGGAACATTGCTTGATTGCGAACCTGAATATCCTCCCTTTCCGTAAGAGTTGACATCGTACATTCTCATACTAGTCTCCAAGGAGAATGAAGGTTGCTTCCACCGGCTCCAGAGGGCTCTCTTCTGCCTCTTCTTTATCGTCCCAAATGTAGCAGCAGCAGTATCGAAATGAGGACTACCGTTGCTATCTGCAGCGTCAGCCTTGAGAAGAACCACATCAGCACCTGCAGCATGGTCGAAGTTGAACGGGTCGTCGACGTATATCCTCCTGTACCCAGCGGTGTTGTCGACTGCAAGTACTCTACGAGTCTCATTTCGCTCGCTGGTTTGGAACGTGGTAGAAGTAAGGTCTTGGCTACCGTCCCACTTGACTCTGCTCCCGCCTAGTTCTGTGCTGTAGGGGTGAAGAGTCTCAGTAGCGTCTTTGACGACTATGTAATCGCCGGGTACTATGGCATCAAGGCCTGAACCGATTGCGTCAGCAAACTCGACGTAAGTGTCACCCATGGCGATGACTTTCGCATTCGTAGTATCCACAGTGCTAGCCACAGTACCGGGTACAGCCACTGCCTCGTTACCTAGAGCATAGTAAAGCCAGCGAGGGCTATGCAGCATGGTCTCTATGACGCCTCCATCGTTCTTCATGTGCTGAGGCTCCTGCACCATGACGTCTCTACCGAGACCAACCACATGGGAACGCAGTACATTGACTGTCGTCTCTGGTAGAGTCACAGAAGCAGCCAGACCGATGAACTGGTCGGTCAGCACAGTCTCATCGCTGAGTTCAGCCGAGGAATCGTAAGCCATCCCCACATCCATGCTAGGAGTGCCTAGAGTGCCAATGAGGAGTTCATCACCAGCAGTGGCATTGGTAGCCGCAGATGTTTTCAAAGAGGGAGTCACTTCGATGTAATTCCCTTGGTTGTGAACGATTGTGTATAGCGCTCCCTTGGTATGGTCATCGGCTGAGAAAGCGCCCCCTCCTTTGATTTTCATCTTGGAGCCTGCTAGCATCCCCTTCGGGTATTTCAATTGACAGTCAGCGTCGAACATGCTACAGGGTACCGCAGGGTTACTTCCGACTGTGCGCTCACCAGCACCAGTAAATGTGATTTTACTGATGTCACCCGTAGTGGTGTGAGTCCAAGTCAAGCCACCCCATGCTCCTCTCGATAGTACGATTCCAGTCTCATGACCAAACGTAACTTCTGCTAAATCTCCCTTGTAGACTGTTGACGGCATGCTCGACTCACCTCACGCGACTAACTCACTCAATATGACGATTTCGACTTGGAAGGTCATTCTATGTAGGCGTTTCGTTCTATCCGAAAGGTCCGTACGGGTCTTGTACACTATCCTGTCGTAGTTTAAACCGTCTCCCTTTCTCTTCAAGTGTAGTATTCTTCTTACCTCATCTTCCATCTTCATCAAGTGCGTTCTGCCCTCTACTGTCCGTATGTCCACTGTGACGTTGATACGGCTATTGACGTAGTCATAGAATATGTCAGGCTGCTCTTCGCTGTGTGCTGTCTCGTAGAGGAAGATTGCATCGCTCCTGTTCAAATCGAAACGCTTTCCCCTACCGGGGTCCAAGGTGGTGATATCCATGATGACAGGCTTTCGCTGCTTGGTATTGGCACGATTCCATGAGTCATCGAAGATGCTCTGCATCAACTCCACTGATTCTTTAGGCATCCATATCACTCCCTAGGTGGCTCTCAGCAGCAGCCTGCATGGACGCCATGTTAACGACATTAGTGTAGTCCTCGTGATTGGAGGGGAGGATGTTGCCTTCCTCATCGATGAGATTGTACTCCTCATCAACATCGTACCCATAGGAATGGGCTGTAGCAATGAAGAATATTCTCCCTATAGGGTAGAAGATAGAACGCTCTCGTGCTGCTTTAGTAATACTATTCAAGGGTCATCACTTCCATGTAGCGTGGTAGAGTCTCTGCCACTTGAGCCTTGAACAACTGATACTTGGCCCCTAGGTCTATGTTCTGCGTACCTTCAGGAATGAGTATGCTGCGGTCGTCTGACAGGAGCAGGTCCATAGCGACCATCTTAGTGCAGATGTCCTCTATCGCCTTCTCGACGTATCGCTCTCCATACACGTAGGAAGCCTTGACTGAGTTCCACTGGAAGTAGGGGTATGTGTTGTTGAAGTAGACAATACCGAGGTCGTAGTCAGCCCACCAATCACGAAGCCTAGCCTCGTCTCCAGTGCCACTACCGAAGTAGTCTATCTTGAGCCTGTACTGAGTGAGGACAGTGCCATTTGACACCGAGGCCAAGAGTCCGCTACTAGCGAGGTCAGTCACCCCTGTGAGCGTAGTGGCTGTCTTGCCTGTGTAGTAAGCGCACTTGACAGAGGAGCCTGTCCCTGTGCAGATGATGCCGAAGGGAGACAATGCAGAGGTATCAGCCATGGTGATGGTTTGATTACCGGCATGTGCACCAGTGACAGTCACTGTCGTATCAGTCAGGTTGGTAGCAGACATGGCTGTGAGGTTGGTTATGCCGAGGGTAGCAGTCTCACCAGCCTCACCACGATTCATGCTGGTTATCTTCAATTTTGAGTTCCCATAATCAGCGTTTGCAGAAGCCATAAACTCATGGTGAACATTAGCAGTAATGCTGCCACTAGTCGTAGAAGCGGTTTCCAAAGTAAATGAAGGACTGAAAGCAATTGCGTCCTTCTTTCTACGAAGGTCCTTGTTAATGAGGTCCGCAAGTTGTTGAGCAGCATTGACACCATCGAAATCTGCACTCCATGTTGATGATGTTGACCCTACCTGCAAACTCGCTACACCACCACCTCCGGGGCACAGGAATAAGTAATCATTGGTAGTCAAAGCAGAGTGGTCGAGGATTTGCAAACGAGCCTCTGCTGCTCCGACCTCTCTGTATTCCTGACCTTGCCATATTTCTAACCTTAGAATCTGCTGGACGTTGCGGAACATCAGGGGCACCGTACCCACGTAGTCAGTGTAATAACGCCGTCTATACGGCTTGTAGGTGTCGAAATTGAGGTACTCTGCTGTCTGCAGCATTGGCCTCCATGAGTTGTTGCATAGGTTGTCTATCCTATCTTGCATACGGAGTATCATGGTCTCGACAGCCTTGCGTGTCACACCCCTCCTCTTACCATTGGTGAAGGACTGCAGCGGCTGAACGCTAGCATCATCTGCGACATCGTAGTCGCCTGACACACCACCGCTCCAAGACAGAACCACATCAGTCCCGTCTCTTGCGACTCCAGTGAGCGTCACTTCCTCACCTAACTCAACATTACTCGCTAGTTCTACCTTGTCACCCTCCTCGAAACCCACGAGTCTAAAATCAGCAGGGCTTATCTTCGCACTGGTGGCACCCGTATTGGCATCAGCAGTGAGGAAGACTGGGTCTGGGAGTGGTATCTGGAGTATGTCAGCGACCTTCTGCGCTGTGGTATATACGACTTGGTCAGGGAAGAGGGGCCGTGGCTCGCGTTCCCCTGTGTTGAACACTACTGGCATTAACTACCGCCTCTTCTGAATTTCAAATCCAGTTTTTGTTGTTCAGTCAAGGTGTCGAAACCTGTACCCTCTGTAGGCTCATCCACATTCCCAGTGGAAGGAGTGGTAGTCACTCTTTCCATAGGAGTCTTGTTTTGGTTTTGGAAACGGGGGTCATTCAATCCTGTTTGACTTTCCGCTGCTATCTTCTGGGCTTTTTTGTCGTTCAATCTCTTTATTCTTTCCGCAGCCCTTTCCGCTAGTGGTTGTTTGTTCTCTCCACCTTCCACAGGCGCTTTGAGAAAGTCCCAAGACTTGTCTAACGGATTCATACTTTTCAATACCCCTTCTGAGCGTCAGTGCTACTTCTGTTTCCGTGTTTCACTCCTACGTTCTTTGCGGGGTCATCCTTTTCCTTCTTCGGCTCTTTCATATGGTCCGAGACGTGAACATCACAGTAGGGCTTACCGTCTTCAGGGGCATACTTAGTGGCATGCGCATAGCAGTTTTTCTCAGCGCAATGAGTAGTGCCTCTGGGTGCTTTGATAACAGACCAAGACTCACCTAGCGCTCCCATTGTGTCGTCTGGAGGGGTATTCAAAAATGAACCTTGTGTCATACTTTCACATCCACTTTGCCTAGGTTATACTCCATCGGTTTGCTGCATGCACCGCAGCGCTCTAGGTAGCAGAAGTGGAGCATACCACAATGCTTGCATCGTGTCCCACTACCTATGTCGAGCACGTCCCTCACGTTACGAGAACGTAGGTTCTGCTCGCTTATTTGGCCGGAGAGCCGCTCGCTTGGACTTGCGTCCGTGCGAACAGACTCCCCGGTTGCGTATTCCCATCCTTGTTTGGACAGTCGTCGGAGGTCCTCAGCATCCATGTGGCTCACCACTATGTGGTGGTAACCACTACGTATAGGTTTCCTGCCATGACATAACTCGTAATGCCTTCCACGGCTTTGCCATTGGTATAGTCATCTAAGACTTTCTGCACGCCTCCGGCTACGGAAGCGCCAAGTTCAGTCGCCTCATCAGGCGTGAACTCGAATACCTTTACGTCGGTCATGGGGTGTTACCCCCAATCATCTCTTACCGATAGCCATGAGGCGTCCTGCTCTACCTAGGTTGGTAAAGTCCACGGACGTGCCGTCAATTGCTGCGGTAAGTGCCGTTGCAGTACCGTCAGTAGCCTGAACCTGAGCCATGAGAATCTCACTCATGAAATCAGAGAGGTCAGCGGTAGTGTCACCACTAGCCACTGTACCCGTGACTACTATCATGTTACCGAACGCGCTTGGTCTTTCATCTGAAACAAATGCCATAATTATTCCTCCTCTGTGACGACCTCAGCCGCTAGTACTTCATCAACCTTTTCCAGCATCTTCGCTTTCGTGGCGCGGAGCCCGGACATTTCTACTCCATGCTCGTACAGCCATTGTTGAATGTCTGCCTTGAGCCAATTCATGTCCGGGATTCCGTCACCATCGTCTTGCGTAAAAATGACGCCGGGGTAGTCTTCTTCGATGCGCCAATGAGTGGCGTCGAAAGCACTGCGTCTCATGTCCAACCATTCCTGTGACACCTCGACTCCTTCGTTCCTGCTGAATTCGCCGTACTTGGTGCGGACTCTCATGTCCGTTCCTGCCCAGTATAGTGTTGGCATGTTAGGTCACCTCGTAATCAGGCTACTAGTAGCCAAATCGTAGAGTTTGCGGTATCGGTCGTAGTCCCATCTGCAGTTGCCTCACAAATTGCTGTGAGAACAAGACCACTGAAAGACAGTGCTAGGTTTGCTGTTGCGTCCTTACTGTGTCCGATTGCAGATAAGATGACATTCGCCCCACCACTCAATGTGATGGTCTCTGTGTCTGCCAATGCACCCAGTGTTAGGCACACCATTCTTGGCTGCATCCTGTTGGAGCCGTCTGATTGCCTTGCTGCGAAGGAAGTCAGTGCGCCCGGATAGGATGTTAGCCACGTGGTGTCGTCTTGGTCCACTCCCGCCTGTAGGGGGAGGTCTAGGTCGACCGCGATGGTCGCTGATGCGCTCGTTGTGTAGGTTATTCCTCTGTGTGTTGTTGCTGCCATATCATATCACCTCTGTTATCTCTCCTCAACCTCACTTTAGGTCTCGGATTGAACCTCCTGCTCCGAAGAAGGAGTCCCATACCTCACCCATGGTTCGGTAGAGTCCTTCCTGTCCTAGTCTGTTGATGGCGAACGGGTCACCAGTCTCGATACCCGACTCGAAGTACTGAGTTGGGATAGCGGTCTGGAACCACAGGTAATCCGTATCGAAGTAGTAAATCCTCGAGATACCGGAGGTATCAGTCACTACGTCCTTGGATGGAATCAGAGGCACACCGTTGTAGGTAGCCACCATGAAACCAGCCTCGATACCGGGAACACCCTTTACGCCGTTGTAGGTTGGTGTAACCCTCTTCGACTCCATGAACCTCTGCTGGCTCTGTAGGAGTTGCTGGACACGCATTAGGGTATCGTACCCTGTTAGCATGACCTTGGGGTTACCACCACGCTTCCAAATCTGCTGGAAGAGACCGTCAAGTTGGTTCAGGCTTAGGTTCCTGTTAGTGTTAGCCGCAGATGAAACATCTACCTCTGCACTGTGGAAGTCTGCAGACCCGTCACGAGTGATGGAGTACAGGTCGTGGTCCGTGGTTGCGCTCACGTGACCAGTGCCGGTTGTCATCTTGTCTGGGTCTGAGGTTAGCCTGTCTAGGGACTCTAGGTCGTTTGCTGCTGGAGTCTCGACATCCTCTAGGAGCATCCTGTTGATGTGGTCAGCGTGGTGCTTCCCCATCTCTTCCTTCAGCACTTGGCGCACGTCTCCAAGACCGTCATCCTTGTCAGAAAGGAACATGGACACTTCGCTCAGGTCGAACGAGTGACCGATGGTCTTGGGCTTTGCAGCCACGTGTAGGAAGTCAGGCTTGGTGGTGTCTGGCAGAGTAGCGTTCTCAGCCAGTCCTCCGCCCACGTTGAACGAGGGCTTGGAGGTTATGATTCTCCACCCACTTCGCTCCCAAGGCTTCTTTGGAAGTATGCTAAACGCGTTGAACTCTTGGTTCAGTTGCGACCAAACTTTCCTTCCGTAGATTGCTTGGTAAGTACCAGCGGTGGTGCTCAGAAGCGGTGCGTCCGCCTTGAGTATGTCTCCACTGCTGTAAGTGTACCCAGTCGTTGCGGTACCACCGTAGTAGTACCTCTCCATGTCTTGTATTGTTCTTACGTAATTACGTGCCATATTCAGTTACCTCCCTGTAGAGCCTTGTCGGCTAGTCGGTGGACATCGTCCCACGACATCTGAGCCATTGTCTCGGTCTCAGGAATTTGTACAGCGGGTGCTGCTTCGGACTTAGCAATCGTCTCGCCACCTTCAGCGGACACGTTTGAAATCCTGTCACTTAGTGCGAGGACAGCCTTCTGTAGGTCCTCGAGTGGTCCCCTTGCGTCGAAGTCGGACTTAGCCGCAGCGTCTGCCTCAGCAGAGAGTTCCTTCTGGAACCTCATGGAGAATTCGTTACCAAGGTCAGTCTTGAATTGCTGCTCTAGTGCTGCAGCCTTGTAGACTTGGTAAGCCTCCTCTATCTGAGCAGGGGAGACATCGGCTCTGTCGATGTACTCGTCAGCCTTGATGACGTTCTTGTTTCCGCTGGGTGCGGACCCGAAGTTCATCTTTGGCCTCTTGCTAGACTCGCCCTCTCCGGCGCCCTCTATGCTACCCTGTCCACGGTGGGTGTACCCATGTGGACCTTCCTGAAGGTATGCCTTCTCGACGCCCTCATCGACATCCAAGTCCTCTAGAGCGCTTCGTGCTGCTACTGGGTCGTACCCGGCAGACTTCACTGTGCTCTCTAGCCAATTTAGATAGTCCGTGGTAATCACGTCATCAAGGTCATCGCCTTTCTTCATCTTTTCTTTCTTCTCTGCATATGCCATCTTGTCTTCTTTCTCAGCGTCCTCGGCCTTGTCAGCATCGTCTGCTTTGTCCATGTCCTTCTTGTCCATGTTTTTCTTGTCCATGTTTTTCATGGCCTTTTCAGCATCCTCTGCTTTCTCGGTATCATCGAGACGCTTGGAGAGACGCTCCAAGACGTTCTGCAGTTCATTCATTGTTTCACTTTCGTTTGTCATTGTATCACCTTTATTCGTTGTATCCTCCTTTAGGATTCTAAACTGGGCCTCGGGATTGATGCCCTTTTCGCAAATGGTAACCTCGTGCAACTCCATGCGGCTTATCTCACGGTACCCACCTCTGGTGTTATCGTGCTTGTTGACACGCTCGAAAGCCTGTCCACCGATGGAGAACGACTTGAGGTTCCCCTTGCGAATTTCTGCGGCCACTTCTCGGGCCTTCTCTATGTCATCACGTAGTTTGATGACGACGAACATACCAGTCTCATCCACCTCGGACTTCCATACCCTACCACCAGTGTCTGTGTAGGTTGGGATTACCTCTCCCACCTGTATGTTGGAATGTGCGAGTTGCACGTTCCTGAAGCCCGGTGCTTTCATGAATTTGTCGAATGCATCTCTTAGGGCATTCTTCGTAATTAGGTCTCCCTGCTTGTCCACCATCTCCACTGACGCATAGCCTGCTACGACTAGGTCACTGGCTCTGGATTTGAGCAGAATGGGATTCTCAATCGGAGATTCCAGCATGAGCATGAACGTCGATAGATATTCTCATACTATTTAATTCAGGCGGAAGAATCAGATTGAGAATTGTGAGAAATCTGAACGTGTTGAGGCTCGTCTTCTTCATGCTTAGGCGGCTTAGCGTCAGGACAGTGCTCCATCTTGTGACCCATACCCTGCTCGCACATCTGTCCCTTCTTGGCGCCGCACCAGCAATCCCCTCCCTTCTCCTGTCTATGACCGGGGTCGTGGTCGGGTAGGTTGTATCCCTCTGTGTTCTCTGTGGGGCCTGAAGGAGAATTTACGGGAGTGGCGTAGTCAATGCCTAGTGCTTTCGGGCCAGTCCACGTTATCTTCTCCTTGATTACTCTGTCCAGCAAGTCGTATGCTAGTTGCATGGATTTCGATATGTCCTCTTGCACTTCGTCAGGGTCTTTCGGTATGCGGTTCTTTTCAGGTATCACCTTCTTCGGTGGCTTGCTGTGATTCGCTGGTGGCTCAGGGTCGATGTCTTCCTTCTCAGCCCGCAGCAGCAAGGTAGCCACAGGTCCCCAGTAGTCCTGTTGGCTCTCTGCAATCTCTAGGGTGTAGTCATCTGGTGCGTCCGCGTCTTTCAGGATGAAGGCGTTGCCTTGCGTCTCTGTGGAGTATATCACCTGACCAGTGGGGAAGGTGAGGTAGATTGAGCCCTTCTTCACGTTCACGGAATGAGGGACGTTTTCTTCTTTGAAGCCTGCGAGAATCTTCAGAGTGGCTGCACTGTCCGTGGCATTGGAGTCGCTCATACAGACGTACCGAGGCGCATTGACCTTGTAAATCGGGACTGTATTTCTTTTTTGCATAGTAA